AGATCCACCAAATCAAAATGACATTCTGGTGATTGTCAGCAGAACAAGTTTGACAGATGCCACAAAGCTTGGTGCTACTGGTGGTGGAACAGATAATATCTTCTGGGAGAACGATACCACGATAAATAATTCATATACAATTCCTACAAACAAGAATGCTTTAACTGCTGGACCTGTGACAGTTGCAAATGGTGTGATTATCACAGTGCCTGAAGGCTCAACATGGACGATAGTATAAATGGCAACAAGTATAATCAAGACAGATGAGATTAGAAGACTGAATGACCAAGTGGTGATGAGTGATGGTGCGTTGTCAAGCAATGTTGTGTTTCCTGCTGGGCATGTGATTCAAACAATAACTAAAACTGGTACTGTGACTAACACAGAACAATCCGGTAGTAATGTGGTAATATCTAGTACTTTTTTTAATCAAAACATAACAGCAAAGGGAAATAATTCTAAGTTTATTGTAAATGCTTTTGTTGGAAAAACATATGTTCAGAATAGCATTAGTTATGGAAAAGTTTCATTGGTCAGGAATTTAAACTCTACTGAAACATATTTAAATGAATTAAATTCCCCCAATCAATGGGGTGGTATTGCTGTAGCAGATTTTGCTAATTATAATCCTCAAAGTTATTGTTGGGTTGATGATTCCAGTTCATGTTCGATTGGAGATGAACTACAGTATGTAATAAATTTTGTAAGATTTAATACTAGTGGAGATAGTTTCTTTTTTATAGACGGTTCATATAATGGTTCTTATTGCTCTTATGTAATACAGGAGATTTCAACATGACTGATATAGTAAAAGCAATTTACGCAATAGTTCCTAAAGCAAGTTTTGGTACATCTGGAGGTAAAATATTTTGGAATGATTCAAGACCACAACCAACAGAAGAAGAAATCCAAGCAAAAATAGCAGAACTAGAAGCAGCCGAACCAATGCGTCTACTAAGAATAGAACGCAACCAACTATTAGCCCAAACCGATTGGCGCTTTCGTAGTGACCAAACACCAAGTCAAGAATGGATTGATTATTGTCAAGCATTGAGAGACTTGCCTGCAAACAGTGAACCACAATTAGATGAAAATGGAAATCTTACAAATGTTAATTGGCCAGTACCACCAGGAGAGTAACGAATGCCAAGTGCTTTAAGAATCAAAGAACTGAGAGATTTGAATGATAATGTGATGATGTCGGATGGGGCATTGAAAAGTGTAGAAATTGACGGGATTAAACTCAAATCCTCTGGAAACTCAATCACAAAAAGTGACGGAACCACACCAGTGTTGAGTGAATCTGGTGGAAATATTACACTTAATGCTAATGAGATTGACATCAACCGCATTGACACAGACGGTGCTGTTATCTACTTGCGCAAAGACGGCACAACATTAGGAAGTATATCTGTAACCTCTGCTGGCACAACATACAATACCACTGGCAACGCAATAGAACCTGAAGGTTTATATTCTAACGGTCAAACTACAAGATTTTATAATGATGCTATACATACTGGAAGTCGCATATGTCTCGGTTTTGTAGGCGCTGCAGGAAACGAATATCATCATTTAAAACTTAATTTACCAAGTAATACAAATAAAATGGTGAAGTTTGAATATGATGGTTTCACATACAGCAACTTAAATGTTCACAATTCTCTTACTTTTTATACCTATCATGCTCAAGCATCACCATATCAACCAAGTTTAGTTAATTGGGGAGAAACTAGCGGGGGTATTGTAAATTATTATTATTCTGCTGATAATAAAGTTGTTATTGTATGTCAAACTAATGGGAGTTACACTGGTGGCTTTTTGTATGTTCAAACAGGCAGGTCACATTACGATCATACAATAGCAATTGTTTCACATTCGTCATCATCGGCAACTAGTGGTGTATATTAAGGAGTAATTATGGAAAATTTTATCAAATTTACAAGAGAAGACGGAGTAGTAGAATATCGCCATCCAAACTATGATAAACTGATGGAGGAAGCGGATGCTTTAGTTCCTGATGAGCCGATAGAGATAAGTGCAGAAGAAATGGTAATCGCCGCTCTTAATGTTCTACGTAAAATACGAAATCAAAAAATTGCAGAAACCGATTGGCGGGCCACAATTGATTATCCGGGAGACGACCAAGCAGCGTGGCTTGAATATCGCCAAGCACTTAGAGATATCACTAATACATATACTTCACTTGATAATGTTGTTTGGCCAGTACCACCAGGAGAATCCAATGGCAGTTAAGATATACGGTTCTAATCGTATTGATTTAGATGGCAACAATGAAACATTCAGTATACGTGCCACGGCTGATGATGAGTTGAATTTTTACAAAGGTGCAAGCACAAAATTGATGGGAATAGATGCAAGTGGAATTGGATTCTTGCAGAAGGAAACTGACCCAATAGCAACTAAAAATGGACAAATATATTGGAATACTACTAGTGGATTAAAAGTGTGGGATGGTTCATATTGGATTGATATAAGTGAGCCATTAGACCCAACAATCAGTAATGCAGCATATGTAAGATTGGGATTTAACAACAATGGTAATAACTCTGGAACATCTAATATGCAAACTACAGTAACACCAAGTGGATCTTATTCTTATACAACTAGTAGTAAAACAGGAACACATGCTCTAGATTTTGGAGAAACTAGTACGGGGTATGTAGATATACAAACGCAATCTACATCAACAACATTTAGTATGGGCGGATGGTTTTACATAACCAGAGCTAATCCAGCTGGCAGAACATATATTGTTGATTTCAGAACAAGTGATACTGATGCAGGTTATTGGTTGTTTGATAATTTGGATAGTATGACAGTATACAGACATAATGGAGAAGAAGTATTTAGTCATACAGTGCCAACTAACCAGTGGGTACATTGGGTATTAACTAGTAATGGAAACAGTAATTTTAAATTTTATGAAAATGGGTCATTAGTTAGAACCGGTAGTACATATAGTGATAATTTGTCAACAACTGTAACACTTGGTACATATTATGACGTAAGAGGTGGCAGCGGACAATACTTTATGCAAGGTAAAGTTGATAATTTCTTTTTAGCATTGACTGAATACAATGCATATCAAATAAGTAGAATTTATAACTCACAGGTAGCATATTAAAATGGATATTGAATATAAAATTAAAGATATGGCAGTTAAAGATATTGCAGGAAAAACTGATGTTGTAGTAGAAGTTACTGTGACTGCTGTACATATTTTACCAAATACATCCTCAGTAAAATTAACAAAAACTATTAGTTTAGATTTTGTTGATAGTGAAAGTTTTATAGAATTTGAATCCTTAACTGAAAATGATGTTTTATCATTTATTGATAAAACAGTTATTGAAAATGAATTACAAGAAAAAATAAATGAATATGGAAAAGTGTATAAAATGCCAGCCAACTGGAGATTGAAAGAATAAGTATAAAAAAATAAGTATATATGAACCTCCGAACAAAACTACATCAAGATTACTTATTATTAAAAAGTTTATTCACCAAAGAGGAACTGTTCAGTTCTAAATTCATTTTAATTTTTATCAACATTCTTTTATTTCCTACCACATTTGCCGCACTTGCATATTATTTAATTGATAAATAATTAATAATACAATTACAATTCAATTAATAAGTTATTAAGGTTATGGGCAACATCATTCAGCATCTTAGAGGATCAGTAGTAGACCACTCTACATACACTGGCAAAAAAGGTGAAATCTCACTTGTTACTGATGCATCAGAAGCCAGAATTCCAACAGGTGAAATACGTATACATGATGATTCAACACCTGGTGGACTTCCAATTGTTTTAGGAACAACTACAAATCCGTTGACAAGCAACATAGTTTTAGGTTCTGGTGTAGGAATCAATTTTCATAATTATGGGTCTGAAGATTCTAACAGTGCTACTATAGTTGGAAACAATCTCCTGGATGATTATGAGACGGGGACTTTTACTCCTAACCTAGATACCAGTAACGGAGATTTAGCTGGTTTTGATTATTACACAAGAGACGGCAAATACATAAAAGTTGGGAATTTAGCAACTGTTTCAATCGAATTAGCAACTATCAATGCGGCTAATGTTTCTGGAACAGGATACATTGAAATAACAGGATTGCCTTTTATAGTTCTAGATAATACAAATGGAGGAAGAAACT